GAAATCGACTGTATCCACCTTGTATATACGGTGCTGGAACGCCTCGGCATTGAAGCGCCAACGTTTAGGGAGGACTGGTATGCGGCATCAGCTCGGACGATTGCGCGGGATTTGCTTTCGTGGGGCAGACGTGTTGACCGAGCTGAGTACGATGGGGATGTGTTGCTAGTAGCCCAGGATCCTTGGGCATTTGCCGTCGTATGGCTGCAGGGCGTTCTCTACATCAACACGGTAACGGCGAAGGTGATGTGGTGTCCCTTGGAGCAGTTAAGCGACTACCGCTGCTTCCGTACGAAAAACAACTAATTGAAGCGCTTGGTTGTAGCGAAGAAGATTACCAAAAATTTGTAAATGAAGCGCTGTATCGCAGTCAAGTACGCCCCGCCGCATACAACAACATACCTGATATACGAAACGAACCGGCAACGTTAACAGCTGTACTTATCAACCTTGCTGTTGGGGTAGCACTTTCGGCGGTTAGCTATTTACTGACCCCAAAACCAAAGGCCCCATCGGAAGTCGGCCAAGTCCGCCAGCGCCAGTTACGCAGCCGCCGTGGTGGTGATCGCTTCCTTGCCACCAGTGGTTTTGATTCGATTGCCGACCTTGCTACTTACGGCGACCCGATCCCCGTCATCTTTGGCAAATACACCGGCGCCACCGGTGGAATGCTTGTCGCCCCACGGCTTGTCTGGTCCCGTGCTTTCAGCCTTGGCTCCCAGCAATCCGTAAAGCTGCTGTTGGTTGTCGGTGAACAGGGCCTAGGTGGTGGCATCACAGCGCCAGACCTGAACGGTATTTTCCTTGGCAATACTCCACTAGACGCAATTTATAGCCACAACTTTGCCTTCTACTGGAAGCGCAACAGCAACACAGTATTTCGCGTCAAAGCACAAAATTTGTTGTTTGGTACACGCGCCAAACCAGACGCTGGTGATATTCAAACCGACGACGATATTTACCTCTGCCCAACTCGTTCGTCTGCGTCAGATACAGGATTTTGCCAAGCCTATACACCTAGCAGTAGCACACAGTTTGGCGTTTACTCCGGCATTGCCAATGCCACCAACTACCGGGTCAACTGGAGAGTCGTTGCAATTCCGCGTCTAGAAAACAACGGACAGCTCAACGCGATTGACAGCTCTGACAATGACCCGGGTCGGGCTTTGCTGCTAGAGCGCATCAAAATTGCTGGTGATTACGGCATTGAGCCCACCACCGATGCGGCTGGTGATCCACGTTGGGTTCAAATCATTAAAGAAGGCCAGAAGGGCGTGGGGCGCAACTACGGACGCAGGATGGGAATTACCTCCGTCAATCGCGTGCCAGCAAATGCCCGCACTGAAGTGCGCCAAGTCAGCGTTGGCGATGAAGCGGTATTTACTATTAGACCTGGCAAAATTAACCGCGAGCGTTACTGGTTCAAAGACACCAAGAACACACAAGTTGATGACATCAACTCAGAAATTCTTGATGGCCAAGAGGCTGCCGATGACGCATTACAAAAAGGCGAAACCTTCATGATCGGGCGGACGACATGGGTCGTCACTGATCGCGCAATACCGATTTACGACGGCACCGCTGCACAAGAAATCAAACTGCGTTGCGTAGAAATTTTCGGCGGTGGTGCAGACAGCGCATCTATTGGCCTGGTCAACGATGAGATGATTGATCGTGGCATCCGCAATGACGACAATGGCGAAACAGATGCTCGCAATGGTCTAGGACTTAGCGCTGGCGCAAACTTCTACCCACTCCTGCGCGTTGCCTTGGGCGTGGTGCGCAATACCCGCGCCTGTGATGTAACCGAGATCGGCATTCGTAGTCAGGTCTGGCAAAAGGCAAACGGTCTTTGCAACTTTGGCTCATTGCCGAGCCCAGCGGACCTGAAAGAAGCCGAGCGCAATCGCGTGTCGATCCAAAGCGGCACGATGAACATTTACATGCGCCGCACAACGGCGTTCTCGGTGTTCCTTCGCCCTGCTGGCACTGACGCCCAAGGCAATGAATACGCTTGGGTACCCCTGGGGCAAACCTTCTGCATCAGCGGCCAAACACCACAGGATCAGTTCAATTACCTGCGGCTGACCCACCCAGAACAACGCCAGTTTGAGTATCGCTTTATTCCTAACAGCGGTGCCGACATTGCCCGCCGTTTTCCAGACGACTTCCGCGTGCTGGTACTCGACGCCAAAAACGGTGATCCAATCGGCGGCGTCTATTCCACTGCGTATGGCACGTTCTCGCTAAACACAACTGGCAGGTACAGCCTTGCGAAGTCAATCAAATTCAACCGCCAAATGGCGACAGCAGCCCGCGTCACAGAAGAACGCCTAGGCGCAACAATCCCTAGTGCGATTGAGATCGATAGCTTCATTCCAGACATCGAAGACGCAACAGTTACTGCCACTGCTGTTTCGTTCTTTGACTGGTTGCCTGACTCGGCAAGTGTTGGCCGCGCTGGTGCCACCTATTACGAAATGTTTGGACAGGCGTCGCAATACGGTCTTGTTCGTACATACACAAGAAACGTAAATCTTGGCGATGGTCGCACCATCACGCTTGAATTTACCGGCGTCGTAAATGAGACATACCCCGCGACACACCCATATTTCCCTGGCTTCCGCGCTTGGAGCTTCCAGTCGATCCGCGTCATCGAAAGCTCTGGCGGTTTCAACACATCCCAAGTCTTCAATGTCCAAATCCCGGTAACGCCCGGCAACCCTCGTGCGCAACCCTACGGCCTGACTGTTTGCGGTGTTCGCTTGCAGGTCAATGCCACCAGCGCCAACCTCGCGCCTAAGGGTCGTGAATCCGGCTGGGAATACGAGATCCTCGGCAACCAAGAATCGTACGCACTTGGCTCGACAAATACACAAACAATTAGTGGCACATCTGCCGCCGGCAACGCTGTCCAGATCCAAGTAACTGGCACGATTGTTACCCGTCCTGCTGACAACCAAAAAGTATTTCCCGGCCAAACAAAAGCTTGGGATAACGTCACCTATACCGTCGTGCCATCGGGAACTAGCGGCACATGGAGTAAAGGCGAACTCGTAGACATTACACGCACAGTCAGTGCCGGCAATCCGTTCAGAAAAACTGGAACAACTGTCGGCGTCCGTCTGCGCACGCTAGGCGTTCAAACCATCAACATTCCAGCTGAAATTACCGCCGAGCGTTTCTTTGAGGAGAACAGCCAAGTTGCTGACATCAGCATCTATAACTCGCTGCTATCGAAGAGCAATGAAAGCGGCCCCGAACATGAAATTGTTTACGTCAACGAAAGCATCACCAACCCGAGCACGCCTAACTACAACAAGATGACGCTTGCTGGCCTAACGCTAAAAGCCAGCCGTAACTTCACGTCTATTGATCAGATCCGCTGCTGGCTCTCCAACGGTATTGAAGTGCAGCGTTTTTTGCCATCTGAAGCGAGCACCATCGGGCCCAGCAACAAATTTACGGATCTGGTCTACTACCTGCTGACCGACAAAACGGCTGGCGCTGGTGGCGTAATTAGCTCGGACCTCATCGAGACCGCCGACCTTGCCAGGACTGCAACATTCCTCGAACAGAACAAGTTGTTCTTTGATGGGGCACTGGATTCACCGGTAAACCTGCGCCAGTTCATCGCAGACACCGCGCCCTACTTCCTGTGCTCGTTCGTAATTAGCAACGGCAAATTCAGCCTTGTACCTGCTGTCCCATCTAGCCCTGCTGGTTCCATCGTCAACACACCGATTCAAATCGCTGCCCTATTCACCTCGGGCAACATCATTGAAGGCAGCTTCAGTGTTGACTACCTGCAGACCGAAGAGCGCAAGGACTTCCAGGCCATCGTCCGCTACCGCAAGGAAAAGAAAAACCAGCTGCCCGAAGAGGCCACGTTGTCAGTGCGGTGGGCCGAAAACGGCAGCGACACCCACCCGATTGAAAGCTTTGATCTGACGCAGTTCTGCACGTCCCGTGATCATGCGTTCATTGTGGCGCGTTATTTCATGAGCCTGCGCCGCCGCGTCACCCATTCCGTCCGCTTCAAAACCACGCCCTACGGAATCTCACTGGCACCTGGTGATTACATCCGCGTCCTTACCGAAGCCAGCCCGTACCAACCCGCCAACAACGGGGTAATAGATGCAGACGGAGACATCACCTCTGTCACCACTTTGTCCGATGGCAACTACAACATCCTCTACTACACCTCATCCAACGAAGAGGTCAAAACTGCGCAGCTAACGGTTGCCAGTGGCAAGGCAGTACAGCCCACCCTGTTCAACACCATCTTCACGCTCGACAATCCAACCGTGTCCAGCAGTACCTATGTGATCGAGCAACTTACGCTGGACGAAGACGGGCTGGTTGATGTTTTGGCGACTGAGTTTCCAACCAACAGCACGTACAACAGCTTGATTGCTCAGGACATTTTGAGTCCCGGCAGCTTCATTACGGAGGGCTAATCAATGGCATACCCCACACTGGTTCCATCCAGCCGCAGCTACAACTCCGGCGACTATCCAGTCAAAACCTTCCGCTCACAGTCAGGCTCGGAATCACGCATTTTGTACGGCAACCGCCGCACCGGCATGACACTGGAGCTGCAGTACGACAACATCACCGACGCCAACGCCGAGCTTTTTCTCGATCACTACGACGAAACCAAGGGCAGTTACACCACCTTCACCCTGCCGACTGGTGCGCTTAGCGGATGGAGCGGCAACAAAGACGCGCTAGATGCAGCGACCGCAAACAGCTGGCGTTATGACCAGCCACCGCAGGTAAGCAATGTCCGCCCCGGCATCAGTTCGGTGCAGATCAAGCTCATCGGTGTTCTCTAAACTGTAACCATGGCCAAGATTTACAC